TTAAATCCACAAAGTCTTTATCGGTCCGTAGACCAGTAACAGCTGCGAATTCAGTATCAGGGTTAGAAACTGCATAATCTTTAGCTGCAAACATTGGATTCTTCTCTCCATCTACAATCTCAACATTACCTAAATGTTTAGCGTAAATTTGCCATATAGACGTTGCCTCTTCCTTTGTTATACCGTTTCTCTCGCCGCCTCCGATGAATATGATAACCTTATCTATCTTCGGTTTTTCGTTAGATCTGTTACTTAATATATCTGCTCCAACATCTTTATAGTTATCCTTATCGTATACCTTACCATTGTAAGATCCGTCTAGTAAAGACTTAACTACATTAAAATGCCCTCTGTGGGGAGGTTTAAAAGCTCCGGGATATAGTGCTATCATGCTAGAAATGATTGTACGTTTTGATCTATCTCTTTTGGAGATGAATGTTTAAGTAAGTCTTGAAATACTGGATTAAATAGCATATCTGCAATATTATCTAATACCTCTGTTTCCCTACCCAATTGTTTATCTTTATTAGTTCTATACTTATTGAGAACATCTCTTAATTTATCTACACCTGGTCCTGTTCCGTTCTTATCGTACTTATCTTTCCAGGCTTTAACTACAGCTCTATTTTCTCCGTAATTATCTCTATCATAATTTAAGCTACCTGCTTCTTTATTAAATTCTTCTTGTTCCTCTGGTGATAGCTCTATAGGTTTTCTAAATGATGAACCCCCTATGTTGTTCTCTTTATTATATTTCTGTAAATAATCTTTGATACCGGTAGGTCCATTTTTAGCAGCCGTGTTAAAAGCCTCTATCTCTTTAGAGTATTTACCTCCTCTATCTGAAACATGTATGGATAGGTTTCCTTTTGTTATTTTATTATAATCTGATATCAACTGGTAAACATTTCTCCAAGTAGAAAATACTGCTGAACCGGGTATATTTCTATCTGATCTAGAAAAATTAGAAATATAAGATATCATAGGGTGAGTATACACCATAACCATGTATATACTGTATCCTTTATCTATTAACTCCTTAACTTTCTTAGGGTTAGAAGCTGTAGTGTCCCAAACAAAAGTCTCTTTACTATCTGCGAGTTCCGCTGCTTCTTTGTCTGCTAACCGTGCTGCTGCTCCTAGATTGTTGAATGCTGGATGGTCTGGATCCTCCACGAACTTGTCGGGGTTGATTACTGGTAGGGATGATAGACCTAGCTGGTTTAACAGGTATGTTTTGCCTGCTCCTGCTCCACCTGCCATTATTATTACTTTCGGGCCTTTCGTACCCTCTAGGATTAGTGTTGATAGTTTTATCATTATTATTAATTTTTATTCTACTTCTAATATCTTTTGCAATTATATCTACATTATTTACTGGTTTTATTATTCTTTGTCTACTAGAAGATTCTATCCTAGCAGAAATTCCTTGTCTACCTACTTGAGATATACTGCTTCTTCTACCGTAAATATTTGCTACGTTACCTCTTCTATAATAATTATTGTAATTATTCCAAGTATTCCATCCATAGTAATTGTTCCATCCGTAATTATTGTATCCCCATCTATCGTATCCAAATGGTGACCATCTATAAGGTGAATACCAATTATATCCCCATGCCCAATCAGTCCACATTTGGTCTCTATTCCAATAGTGGTTATATCCGAATCTATTGTAAGGCCTATAAAAGTTATACCTATTACCTAAAATCCTATTATTCCAATCAAAGGATTGGGGTTGTCTCATAGCATACTCTGCGTAATCAAGTCTAAATCGAAAGTCGGTGCGGAGTTTTCTTCTTAGTTGAAATAAATTTAATGTATCAATTTTAACATCACTTGGTACTAATATCTCTGTGCTGTAGTTAGGATCATATCCAACAGTGCTTAGACGCCAGGTTGTAGAACAACTTGTTAATATTAGTGTACTAAGTAGTAAAATTAATTTTTTCATATGGTTTATAATTTAAGAGTTGTAGGGTAACTATTATAAATAGGTTCAACTACAGGATGTTCTAATGAATATAGTTTATATATCATTTTAAATAATTCAAAATTCTTTTCTATATCATCTATTTGAAGTAATTTCCATCCTTTTCCTTGTATAATTTTTTTCTGTTTAGATGGACCTCTACTGTGAGCTTTTAACCAAATAATACCTGTCCTATCGATCTTTACACCTTTAGACTCTTCTAAGGCTTTAGCATAAGAAGCTAATTGTAGATCAAAAGACTTATGTACACTGTTAGATGTTTTAATATCCAAAAGCCAAACCTCACCGTTCATCTTACATACGATATCTGCTGTTCCGGCATACTTATGTTTGTCTGACCATACGAATTCTTCTGCTGAGATAAGTTCAGGTTTGTGTGTAGTCCAAAAATCATGAAATTTTAATATCATTTCCCATACTATTTGAGAGTACTTAGCGTTTCCATAATCGTCTAACCATGATACTTCGTTACCTAATATTAACTGTTCTGCTGCTTCATGAACTTGAGTACCTTGTTTACCTGCTCTACGCATAATAAGGTCGGCGTTATGCCCAACATCTTTAAGCCAAGACTCAAAGAATTTATTTTTGGGCATATACTGGAGTATAGTTGTTACGGACGGGTAAAATACTCCTTCGCCTCTCTTATAGACTCTTCTGTCTAAAAAGTTAATTTGCTTTAATTCAGGATTAAAGTCTAATCGTTTCTTTTCATTCTGTTTAAGAATATTCATTCCTTGCTTTATCATAAATCTAATTTTTGCAACATTATTTTAGAAAAGTCTAATTCAGTTGCGTTTTGAACTAACTTAGTAAATGCTTTAAATCCCATTTCAGAAGGATCTTTACCTGCTAGTTCTATAAAATATACTCTAAATCCTAACCCTATTAATTCATTGGCTATATTTAAAGCTACATTTTTAGCATCTTCATCTAATGCTATATAAATGTCTGTTAATGTACTTGTTAGTAATTTTTTCTTAAGAGATGTAGACATACTTTTACCTAAAATAGGAATAGCGTTTCTACGGATTGCCATAGCATCAAATACTCCTTCACAGAGTATGATAGGTTGATTCCAATTAATTAAGTTCTCAAAAAATATTATGTCTTTGGAAGATTCTGGATTTTTATATTTAAAATAGTTTCCATCATGGCTTCTTCCAACAAAATAATTGAGTTGATTGGATCCAGAATAACTTGGGATAATGATTCTTCCGCCATATTCTCCAGTTGTACAGTATCCAATACTATATTTAATAAAATCATCGTCGGTAAGCCCTCGTTCATATAGGTATCTTCTTATTTTATTAGCAATAACTGATGTGGTCGAAGCGGAATATAGGGATTGATATTCTTTCGGGAGTTCTACTATAGATAGTCCAGTATATTCTATACTACTACCTTTTGGTAGGTATTTTAGTACTTCTGCTGCTTGATTCTTAGGTGTCTTGAGTTGATGTAATAGAGAACGGATTGTTCTACCTCTAGTTTGACATACCCAACATTCCCAAGGATTACGTCCTTCTTCGTTGGTATGCATATTGATTTCCAGCTTTGGCTTTCTGTGATTACAAAAAGGGCAGTGAAAAGCATAATTATCTCTAGCTCTTTTATGAGATTTTCCTAAGATATTCTCAATAGAGCCTAGTAGGAAAGTATAATCCATAGGTTGTCCGTAACTATTATAATATAATATACGAATAATTTAGGTAAAAAACAACTAATTCTTTTTGAAATGGAATTTTATATGTGGGTAGTAATCTCTTTCCCCAATTTCTCTTTCGTAGGAGTTTGATTCTTGTGTAATTTCAAGACCTAATGATTTAATTTTTTCTAGCATTTGATTCCAGACAGAATCTTCGAACTCACCTCGTTGTAGAAAATTAACTTTACCGAATGATACACCTTTAAGAGGGTCGCTATCTTCTCTTCCTCCTGCGTAATCACCGGTTGAAACATGAATATCATCGCAGTCACATATAGCTTTAAGTGCTTTAATAATAGAATCTTCTAATTGTTGATTCTCTAACAGTATATTCAATAATTTCATAATTTATATATTTTAACTTTTAAGTTTCCAGTACCTTTAATTAACCTATGGTATGTTTCTTTTGGTATAAATAATTTATCCATAGGAACAGGAGCATTATTATCAAGTTGAAACTTCCAATCATTATCTTCTAGAGCTTCAACAATACGGTCTTCTTTGTCTCTATGCCAAACAAACTCTAATGAGGGAGTCTTTTTTGAAAATTCCCTTATTATGTACCCATTTTCTGAAATTTCAGAGTAAGGTCTACCAGTAACCTGAGAAGTTCGATCCACCGCCTAATGATTTCCAGTAACGGCCTATATTACATGACCAGTATCCTGCTTTAGTTTTATCTTTTTTAGTAGCGCATTTATGTCGTGCTGCAAATGATGCTCTTGCACCTTTCTTTTTAATCTTAACTGATAAGCCAGTATCTCCAAAAGATACTTTTTTTACATTTCCTTTCTTAGACTTAACATAAACATAGAACTTTTTACTTCCTCCTCGTTTAGGTTTATTCAATGCTACTTTTTTTCCTTTATACTCAGCTTCATTCATATAGTCTACAGAAGCTTTAATCATATCGAATCCATTATAGTCAAATGATTCATTATTTAATTCTACTGCTTTTCGAAACTTATCCATATTTATCTGACCGCCGATTGATTCTACTAATTCTTTTACTAAATCAAAATCTATCATGTCTGAAATAGATGCTGCTTCATCTATAGAGTCTTCATTTTCTATCATCTCATCAATCAAAGAACCAATTTCATATAGAGGATTATACTTTGTTGATACCATAGGCAGATCTAGAGGTACTCTCATACCATTATAATCTGCATATTCTCCGATATCAGTTGTTTCTAGTAATTCTCTATCTTCTTCGGAAAGGTCTATTTCCTCGTTGCTAAGAGCTTCTCTAGCTTCAGCGAATAATTGTATAAACGCATCGGAAGAATAGCGGTAGACATGCTCGTGTAAGGAGAGCTTGTTGTCTAAATGGTATTGTAGAGATGGATACCCTACTACGTCTTTAAGTTTTATCATATTTTTAATTCTTTATATCGAAATCTTTTCTGTAAAATTTAGCGAGAATATTATCATTTATGTATTCATTATGTTCTAACACCTCTTTAATAAATAGGTATTTACACTCGAAATATGTTAAGAGCTTCTTAGTAGGTACATATTGAAGTATTTCTCTTTTAAACTCATCTTGCTTACCTTCTTTTATTAGCCCAACAATTTCCTTATGAGAACCGTAGTATTTTATCCAATCAGACTCTTTCTGTATTTTTCTTTTTCTTTTTTTACCTTTTAACGGAGGTAACGTTCTATTAAATATAAGAACTTTTTTTCCAAGATACCTACGATTAGTAGGAATATGTTCAACTTCATAGATAAATCCGAAAGTTCCTTCAGGCATATCCTCTATTGTTTTTACTTCTTTATTTTTGTATAACCACATTTTTATTTAATTATTAAATTGTTTTATGGACCCTCAGGTTCTTCTGGTTCTTCTTTAGCGTTATGAGTTACAATATTGTTAGCAATATATGTATCGTTTGATTCAACATTTAAATCATATACTTTAAAGTTACCTGAAATTGATTCTATAG